AGGTTCCCCGCCGGTTTGTTTCAACCAGCCGGCGGCGAGCTCGGCGCCGGCGAACCGGTTAGCGGACGCGTCGAGTTGGGCGGCGGTCGTGAGGGCGATCTGTCCGCCGTTCAGCACGCCGACGAGCGGGAGCTCGAACAGGAGCACGTCGCGCCGCTCGAGCTCCACGTCGGGGAGCCCGGCTTGCGGCGTCCACGGATCCGGGTACCAGCCGCGCCGCCAGACCAGGCGGCGCCCGTCGGTGGTCGGCTCGAGTTGGGTCCAGGGCATCCATTGCAGGGCGGCGGCGCGCCCGTTCGGGTCATCGACGGTGATCCGGGCGGCGGCGGCCCCGTAGAAAAACAGGTCGTCGGAGATCCACGAGACGAACCAGGCGCGTGAGTGATCGGGGTCGGGCCGGTCCAACCAGCCCGCCGGGAGCTCCTCGAGGGTCCCGGCGCGGTCCCGGGTCACGGTGAACGGGAGGCAGGACAGGACCCCGCAAACCATGTCGCGGGACCGGTTCACCACCGAGTTTTGAATGGCGGCGGCGCGGGTGGTGACGGTCGGGACGGCGCGAGCGATCTGCGCCTCCGCGAGTTTGGCGGCGATCCCGGCGCCCGGATCCGGCGGCGGCGGCCAATCGGAGCGGGCGACACCGCGTCCGCCCCCGGCGCCGCCCGCTCCTCCGCCCGCCGACTCGCCGCGGAAGGCGGCCGGCGCGACGGCGCGCGCGGCGCGAGTCCACACTCCCGGTGCCTCTCCCATATCTCCTCACCAGATCGTCGGAGAGGCACGAAGTCAAGGGCCTCCGCGCCCACCGGTCGAAAAACGGCGTTGCGTCGCTCCACGGGCCGTCTGGCGGCCAATTCGGCGCCCGAATCGCCGGCGGAGGATCCTTTTTTGGGTCGAGAGCGCGTCAAGCGCCCCGCGAGCGCCCTACGGGCGTGGGTTGCGGCCCGACCCGAGAAAGTACGCGCCCCGTATTCACCAGCGCGCCGCGCGAGTCACTCTCGGGCCTCGAGGAGTGAGCGGACGGCCGGCGGACGAGCTCGGGCATCATTTTTTCCGATACCTCGGGGGAGGCGACACCGGGCGCGACCAGCCGCTTTTCGGCCACTCTGCGCGGTGGCGGCGGTTAGTGGGAGGCGGCGACCGCGGGGCGTGGCGCCGGCGCCGGCGAGGCGACCAGACCCCACGAGGCGAGTACGGCGGCCATGAGCGGCGAGATATCGCCGGCGGAGCGGGTACGCGACCAGGACCACGAGTCGCCGAACCGGCGCCGGACGGCGACGGCGGCGGCGTCATCGACCGCGACTTGTGCCCGGTGAGCGAGGGTCTGCTCCTCGAGCCGATCGGCGAACGTCGAACAGGCGCGGGCCACGTCGGTCGAGCCGAGCTCGAGCACGTCGACCCGGTGAGCGGCGCGGAGCTCGGCGACGATCGACGCCGATGTAAGGGTGTCGGCTACGACGAGCGGGCAGCGGAGCTCGCGGCGCAACGCGGCTACCTCACCGGCGACCCAGGCGGTGCCGGCGCGGCGGCGGACCACCTCAACTACGACCAGGCGCCCGAGGCGGCCGGCGAGAGCGATGCTCGAGGAGGACCGGTCGAGCGCCACGTCGAACGCGAGGACCGGGCGCGGGCCCGCCTCGAGCTCGGGGCGAGCGGCGCGCCGCCAGGCGGCGAGGTCGATGCCGTCGGTGCCGCCCATCCCGGGCGGCCACCGGTTCAGATACTCGCGGTCGAACCGTTCGGGTGCCCGCTCGAGCTCGGCGAGTTTGGTCGCGACGAACGCCGGCGCGATGGTCCGCCCGAGCGCGGGCATAGCGGCGGCCCACGTCGCCGGGTCGGCGCGGTCCTCCTCCTCGAGCGCGCCCCATTCGAACCATGCGACACCGGCGCCGGAGTCGGCGAGCGCGTGCTCCCGTCCGAGCTCGGTGTAATGCCAGAACATGAGCGAGCCGGCGTCGCCGGCGTTGCTCAGGATCCACAGTTGAGGGTCGGGGCGCGCCGCTTGGGTCGGAGCGATGGCGTCGACCACGGCGAACGGGAGGAGCGCGGCCTCATCGATCATGGCGGTGTCCAGGCTCGAGCCGCGCCCCGCCTTGCCGGTGGCGGCGCGGATCTCCCACGTCGACCGGTTCGCGAAGGTGATCCGCTCTTTGCCGTTCGATCGGCGGAGCTCGCGGACGAGCGGCGCGGCGCCGCCGGTGCCGAGCTCGAGGAGCCGATCAGCGGCGATCGACCGGTCTTGGCAGAGGTAGGCGCCGCGTTGCCAGCGGGCGATGGCGGAGCGGAGCAACGCGACGCCGTCCGTCAGGGAGCTTTTGCCTTCTTGGCGGCCCACCGACACGCCGACGGTCGGATAGCAGAGCCGGCCGGGCGCATCGTCGGTGCCGTCATGCTCGCCGGCTACCTCGAGGACGAGCCTTTGCCACGGGAGCCAGCCGCCGCGCAGACCGAGGACCCGGGCGAGGAGCTCGAGGCGGCGCGGCGTCGCCCACGTCGCCCGGTCCCGGCGCCGGGTGCCGTAGCGCGGCGCAACCTCGAGGAGTGCGGTCACCCGTTCGGCGGCGGAGCAGGATCACCGGCGAGCTCGCGCCATAGCTCCTCGGTTTCGTCGGTGTCGATCACGCCGGCGCGAGTGAGGAGCGCGCCGGTGATCTGCGCCCACGTCCGGATCGCGCCGGCCACGACATACGGGGAGGCTTCGTCAGCCTCGCGGAGCCGTTCGGCGGCGTCGACATTGTCCGCCGCGCAACGCGCCGCCACAATCAGCGCTTCGTCCACCTGCTCGAGCCGCCCGAGCTCGCGGAGCGCCTTGACGGTGCGATCCGACCCGAGCCGCGCCCGGCCTCGAGCTCGCCGCCCGGTGGAGAACAGGCGCCCTTGCGGGTAGTCGGCGCCGCTCATTCGTCGCGGCTTTCGCGTAGCTCGGTTATGACCGCGCCGGCGAGCTCGTCCGGTAGCTCGAGCGCCCGGATGACGCGCAGCACGGCGGCGTCCTGCTCCGCTGCCTCCGCTGCCTCGAGCAGGGCGAGCGCGTGTGCCCGTACCTCCGGCGGGGATTGCTGTCCTACCAGGATTGTGCCGCTCGCTCCGTGCGCGGCGACGGTGACGAACCCCTCGCCGCGCTCATTCACGCCGGAGGTCATATTGATCGCGGTCAGCGTGGAATCGCTCATCGCCGGCCGCCGGTGAGGATGGCGACGCCGACGGCGAAACCGACGGCGCCGGCGACGATCAGGAGCTCGAGGAGGACCACCGACCAGGTCATAGCGGTAGCTCGTCATCCTCGAGCGGGGCGAGCTCGCCGCGTCCCCACCGGCGGAGGAGGTCGGCGAGGTCGGGCCACGTCGTACGCGTCGCCGCCTCATACGGGGTGACGAGCCAATCACGTCGGCACCGGTGACAGCGGAGCCGGGTGAAGGTCCGCCACTGACCGACGGGCGCCACGTCGAACGAGGAGCCGCACCGACGGCAGTAGCAGGCGGGCGCGAGGCTCATCGGTCGTCCTCGAGCTCCTCGAGGTCGGCGGGATCATCGCCGGCGTAGTCGTATCCGCACACCGCGCACCGCGAGCCGTCCAGGGCGAACGGTTCGGGGTGCGGCCAATTGTGGCGGGCGCGCTCCTCGAGGTCGCCGGCGATCATCGGAGGTCGAGCTCGAGGTCTCGGGCGCTACTGCGGCGATATGCAACCGAACGGTTGCGTTTCCGGCGTTTTGCGCGGTGGTCGGGGAGAGATACCCGGCGGGAGGTGTCCCGCGGGTGGTAGCCGCCGGCAGAAAAACCACCACCGGCGGCGAGCTCATCCGCCGACCCCGGACCGTGGCGGCCGGCAGGGCGAGGCGCGCTACTCGCCGCGCCCCTCCCCCGGACCACTCTCCCAGCCCGGGTGAGCCCGCCTCTTACCGCGTTGCAGGTACGGCACGCGGCGACAAGGTTGCTCAGTGTCGATGCGCCACCCTCGGCCACCGGCACGAGGTGGTCGGCCTCGGTCGCTCGAGCTCCGCACCACCGGCAGACCCGGCGATCACGGGCGAGTACGGCGAGGCGGAGGCGCCGCCACTCGCCGGCGTAGGCGGGCGCGCTCATGGCCTACCGCTCCGCCGTCTGCGCTCGGCCACGTCGGCGGCGTGCGCGGCGGGGTCGAGGTACTGGCGGACCGTCGCCGCCCACCATTGCCCCCGACCGGACGGCGTCGGGATCTGGCGGGAGTTGAGTTGCGCGGCCACCGACCCGAACCCGTGACCCTCGGCGCGCAGCCGACGGATCAGCGCCCGGGTGTCGACGGCCGGCTCGGCGGCCAGACCGTCGACCGGGAACGACGGTTGCTCCCACGTCAACAGGGCGGAGCGTACCCGCGGGGTGAGACGCGGTGCCCGGCTAGATCCTCCGATCGGGCGATCAGGAACGTGGAGTGAGGAGCTCGAGCAGGCGGCGACCAGGACCACCAGGACCAGGGCGCCCCCGGCTCTCACAATCCACGCTCGAGGTCGGCGTCCCGGTTGCGGGCCAGACGTGCCGCGCGGATCTCCTCGAGATAGGCGAACGCACGCGCCTCGAGGGCACGGCAGTCGGCGGTCCACCGGCGTTGTTCCCGGCGACCTTCCTCCCTCGGGGCGTCGCCGGCGGAGCCGGCGGCCTTCCTCCTCGAGCCGTTATCCACAGGATCACTAGCCACAGGATCACCCCCTCTTTGAGTCTTATCCATCTAAGCAATCCCGAAAGTCCTGGTCGTGCGGGTGAACTGAACCTCTCGCGCGCCGACTGGCCGGCGCGCGGCGCGCCGACTGGCCGGCGCGCGGCGCGCCGACTGGCCGGCGCGCGGCTTTTTCAATCGAGCTCGAGGTCGAGTCCATTGCGGACCGAGAGGAGCGGGAGCCGATAGGTAACGGTGCGCTCGGGCCCGCGGGCGTCCTCGCGCTGTACCCATCCGAGCGCCTCGAGGCTGTCGACCGCGGCGCGGATGGTCGATTGGGAGCAACCGAGGTTCACGGCGATCTGCTCTACCGGGACGGCGCGTACCCATCCGGCTAGGCCGCGACGGTCTGGTACCCACGCGTAGGACGCGAGCTCGGCGTATACCACCCGAGCGGTCATCGTGAGCCGCTGATCACGGGTCACGAGCCGATGCACCTGCCCGTAGATCTTGCCGGGGTCCTGGTATTTGTAGAGCCGGCGGCGCGCTCGCCACCGCGGCGGCGGGCGGAGGACGAATACCTCGCCGAGCTCCTCGAGCTCCTCCTCGGTCGCCGCTTCACGCGTGACTGATTGGTCCGATTGTGGGTACTCTGATCCGGTCATCGACCCTCTTGCCTCTCCCACGGGAATGGTCGGTGTGCCTCCGGCGGTGTCCCGTGGAAAGGTGGCCGTCCGGGGGTTTTCTACGCGAGCTCGGCGGCGAGGCTAGACCCGTCGCCGAGCTCGAGCTCTCACGGCTCCTCGAGGCGGCGCCCGGGTGGCGGGCACCCTGCCTCGTGCCACCGTGCGGCGGCCTCGCGGGCTCTCTCCACTAGTTCGGGATCCACGCGGCTTACGGGGACGGCGGCGCCTTCGATCTTGTGGGCGCGATGCTCGGCGACCAGGGCGCGGCAAATCGCGGCATGGTGGCGCCCGATGCGGCGTTGCGCCTCGGTGTAGACCAGCCCGGCGTACTCGCCGGCTCGAGGGTCCTGGTCGACGTGATCGGGTGGCACGGCGAGTTGCTCCTCGAGGGTGCGGTCATAGGGGCGGCGGATCGGCGGCGCGAGGGTGGTACCGGCGGCGACCGCGATGCGCGCCGCGTGCGTTCCCTCCGCGGTGTCCCGGGTGCCGACGCACGGCGCGTCGGGCGCGGCGCCGCACTCAGGGCAGGCGAATCCACGGACGACAAAGAACGGCGGCGGCGTCACCACTACCGGCCGGGTCACGAGGCGGACGCTAGCTCGCCGGTGACCGAGCTCGAGGCGGGCGCGCGGTCTCGTATCAGGGTGACGCCGCGTCTGCTCATGCCTACGGTGCGGGCGATCTCCGCCACGGTGGCGCCGGCGGCGAACGCGGCGCGGATGGCGGCGTCGCGCTCGCCGGTCGCGTGACGCCGGCGGTCCTCGGCCAGAGCGGCGCGCACGAGCTCGGCGCGGAGCTCCTCATACGGTGTCATCCGCTCATGGTACTGACTAGCACCCTGGACGGCTACTGAGTAGCGCTCATGAGGCGTTGCCGCCGGTGACATAGCGGAGGCGACGGGGGAAGGTGGGATGGTCGGCGCGGCTGGCGGCCTCGAGCTCGGCCTCGAGCTCGGCGAGCTTGTTGCGGAGTCCGATGATGGTCGCTTCGCGGTCGAGCGCGATCACGGCGAGGCGCTGCGCGACGATCAATAGCGCGAACGCGTCATCGCCCGAGCTCACCTCGAGGTCGGCGAGGTAGCCGGCGGCGGCGCCCACGTAGGCGACGGGGTCGGTGCTCGAGCCCGGGTACGGTGCGGTCTCTCGGGTCATATGACAGCCTCTCCGGCAGGCGCCGACGTGAGCCGTGGTCGCCCACCGGCCACGAGATCCGTCGGCGTCACCTTAGTTCTTCCCCCGATTGGCGCTACCCAGTACCGTGGAGTTCCCCCGGTGGGAACGGGGGTGCGGTCGGCGCCGACCGGTAGCGCGGCCGGCGCCGGCCGCATTGAGCACGAGGGGCGGCCTGATCGGGGGACCCTCGAGCCCGAGCTACGGTCTCGAGCGGAGACCGAGGAGGAACCGGAGAGCGGCGACGCCGGCGAGCACGCCGAGCTCCACGGTGATAATGCCGGCTTGTAGATGACTCATGATTTCGACTGCTGTCGGATTTCTTGCAGGATCAGGTCGGCTCGCCCGGCGGGTTGCCCGGCGGACGCGCCGATCGTAGCGCCCCACCCGGCGGCGTAGGTAGTGGGAGGCACGTCGCCGCCCGGGACCGAACCGGTGACGATGCCCCAATTCCCGGCGAGCACGTCAGAGCGGCGGACCATCGTCGGCTCCGTGCCGTAGCCGAAAACCTTGAGCATCGCGGTGAACGAATTAATAAGCGTCGCGTTGTAGAGATAGCGCACGCTCATGTTGTCGGTCGCCCAACAAACGCCTTGCTCGTCCTTCAATAGCACGTACATTTTCTTGAGCCTTTCGGGCGGGGTCGGGGTCGGTGCGGGCAGCGTGGAAGCAACATCGTCGCGGAACCGGTTCATATCCCATGAGGCGCCGCCGGACGCGTACCTCGAGGAGCCGGCAGGGTCAATCTTCCTCGAGGTCCACTCAAAGTGTGCGCGGATATGGGCCAGACCGTAAGCGGCGACGAGCGCCCGGCAGAGCACGAGGTAAGCGTCCTGCTGTACCTCGGGCCAGATTTCTCCCACGCCGTTATTAGCTGCTTCTATCGCCAAAGCATGGGTATTCATAGAGTCGGCGGGGACGCCGTCTAACGGTCCGCCTTTACCGTTCGTGTTGGTGGCGCCGGCCGCCATGATCCACACTTTACCGGTGCGCGCCAAATAAAGGTTAGCGATGGGTTTGTCCGCCGACCCATAGCAACAATAGTTCACGTCGGCTTGTCCGTCGGTGCCGGCGTTCGACGCGGTGTGGTGAACCATGACGTGAGTCGGGCGCCCGCTCGAGTAGCCGCCCGAGGAGCGGGCACGGGTCTGCCAGCCCGGCTCCTCTTGCACGGTGAGCCCGGCGGCGCGGACCACGTCGGCGAGGTCGGTGAGGTAGCGGCCACTCACGGCGTCACCCCTTTCCACCAGGTCAGTAG